TTCTAAAAGACTTTGTGGACTACACAGCAGTAGATGCATTGAAGCAGATTGGCATCAAGTATAATAGCCCAGCGCCTAAGTCAACTCCTATCCCTTGGTTTAACAAGCATACTGATACTAGTAAGAAACAAACAGCATTACAAGAAAACGAATCAACTAATTATGTAATCGGAGTCATGGGCGAAGGCATTGACTACGATGCACTACCGGCATTATAAGGAAAGAAAATGGAAGCAACCGTATGGTCTAAGTACCAATGCCCTTATTGCGATCAAGCAAAGGCATTATTAAAACAAAAAGGTTATATCATCACTGAAAAGAAAATTGGTGATGGTTATACCAAAGAAGAATTGTTGGAAGCAGTTCCTACAGCCCGAACAGTTCCGCAGATTTTTATCGGCGAGCAATTGATCGGTGGTTTCACTGAACTTAAAACACACTTAGAAAAGGTATAATATGTTAATTTCAAAAGGCGTCTCTGAAGGCGAAGTTATCACACTCAAACTAACCAGCGGCGAAGAAATCGTTGCAAAACTTGTAGAAGATGGCGCGGCTTATTACAAGCTGTCAAAGCCAATGGTTATTGGTATGGGACAAAAAGGTCCAGGCTTAATGCCATACTTGTTTACAGTTAGTCCTAATGCAGATATTAAATTGTCTAAGTCTACGGTCACTGTAGCAGAAGCAACTGATGAAGCATTTGCCAAACAGTTTCTTGAATCAACAACTGGCATTGCGCTAGCCTAAACAACATGCCAGCAGTATCTAGAATCGGCGACAGTGTAACAACTAATCATGGATGCACAGGATCTACTACTATGGTTGCTGGGTCCGGGGATGTATTAGCTAATAATATTGGTGTCGTCAGAGTTGGTGATGCTGATGCTGTCCATTCATATGGTGGCAGAAATTGTTCTGCCACGCATAGCGTTTCGTTGAGTGCAGGTAGTCCAACAGTATTTGCCAACGGTATTGCTATTGGTCGCGTTGGAGACGGTAGTGAAACTCTTGCGTCTGGTAGTCCGAATGTCTTTGCAAACTAGTTATTATCTACTATAATATAACATGAACATTTATTTAGACATGGACGACGTAGTCGCCGACTGGATGGGTTATGCACGAGCATATCTTAAAACATCTTGGGCAGAAGGTGAGATGGTCCCAGATCATCAATGGCGTACTCTCAAAGACGATCAACGTATGTACAGTAAACTTCCCTTAAAGGAAGGTGCAGTGGAGTTGGTCAATTGGGTTACTGAATATACAGATAAACATCCCGATGTAGGTCTGTTCTTTTTAACCGCAGTACCCCACAACAATGATATGCCTTGGTCCTTTGTGGACAAGGTATGGTGGGCACGATCACATTTTCCGCACATACCTGTATTCTTCGGACCTTATAGTAATGACAAACATGTTAGATGTGAGAGTCCCGAAGACATCTTAATCGACGATCGACGTAGCAATAATGAAGAATGGATCGCCGCAGGTGGTCGAGCACACTTATACCGAAACTGGACAGACTGTAAAGCATGGTTGGAGGCGGAGTTAGGTCCGCTATGAACAGTTTAGAGAAAGTTTGGGCGAGAGCCACAGGCCATTTAATGGGTCAAACAGACGAGGATCGTCCAGATATCCCTATACTTACTTTAAAAGAAGCACGTATAGCGTTGTTTTTAAAGACGTTCTGGGTCATCATACATGTGATAACGTGTTGTTTCATTATTGCGAACACATTACGTCACTGGTAATAACTAATATAACAAAAGGAGACAATTATGTCAGCAAACAAATATCAAGAGTTTACAAAAATCGTAGAAGCAATGGAAGCAGACTTCGAAAAGTTTTATGACAAGGAAGTTGGCGCTGCCGGCACCCGTGTTCGTAAGGCTTGCCAAGATTTGGCTAAGTTGTGCAAAGAAACTCGTAACGATGTTACCGCAGTTAAAAACGCACGTAAAGAAGCAGCCTAACACCATAAATACTTCATGGCATACAGCAATCAGGTCATTGACCATTATGAAAATCCTCGCAACGTAGGATCGTTTGAAAAAGACGATCCTACTGTGGGCACGGGTATGGTTGGCGCACCTGCTTGCGGTGATGTAATGAAACTACAGATTAAAGTTGGTGCAGATGGTATTATCACTGATGCACGTTTTAAAACATACGGTTGTGGCAGTGCTATTGCATCGAGCTCACTTATTACTGAATTAGTAAAGGGTATGAGTCTTGAGCAAGCGTCATCTATTAAAAATAGTGACATTGCCGAAGAACTAGCCCTACCGCCAGTTAAGATACATTGTAGCATATTGGCAGAAGATGCTATCAAGGCGGCAGTAAATGATTACCGTAACAGACACAGCGGCTAAAAAGATTAAACAGCAGTTGACTAAACGTGGACGAGGTGTAGGTATCCGTATAGGTGTAAAAACTACAGGATGCAGTGGCTTAGCCTATGTGTTGGAATTTGTTGATAGTTATGAAGCCGAAGTTGGTGTAACAAATTATGCCCAACCAGATTTTGCACTGTTAGTTGATGCCAAATCAGAAGTCTATCTAAAAGGATTAACTATTGATTGGGTACGCAATGGACTTAATGAAGGATTTGAATTTTTAAATCCAAATGAACGTGACAAATGTGGATGTGGTGAAAGTTTTAGGGTATGAAAAAAGTGTGGGATAGAAAAGCAACTCGAGATTGGATTGCTCAATTAGAGCATAGAATCGAAGACATTCGATACTACATGGAACGTACTATTGAATGGTGTGAAGCCAATGACGTGTACAGTGACAGAACAGTATTTGCCTGCATCATTATGACATCAGTATGGGTTAGCCATATGCGTAATGAACCTATAACTAAAAAAGAGTTATTTGAAATGCTAGGTGTTAAAGGTTGGGAAGGCATTGACGATGCTATCTACCAGTTCAACGAGGAATATGAATCGTTTGAACACGAAGAACTACTAGAAATGGTAGCGGGCTCATTTTAGTTGACTCGTAGTTAATTAGACCGTATAATAAGTCTATGTTAACTACTAATGTAAATTATGAGTATGCACCTACATCACCCTAGTCTTAGCCTCAATGGTAAGAAAAAGGGTAAACAAAAGTTTGCTTCTGCAGAACATAAACGACGAGCTGAACAAGCTGATGCAGATTGGAAAGATTTGCAAAAACGTTGGGGTGTTGAGGCAGACGAAAAGAAACGCAAGCGAGCATTGTCAGCACCGTCGCTGTCGGGACATTACTCGCTATCAATACCCGAAGGTCGAAGTACTGCACATATTAAGAGCGTGGATACAGGTGGAAATGCCACCCTTAAACCGGCTAAAGTATATACGGGCACTAAGGTCAAGGGTATCGCTACTATGCATAAAAGCAATGCTGTACCAGTTTTTTCAGACGAGGAAGCTGTAGATATTAGCAAGATGCGTAGATAAGTACTTTATTAAACAAAAAGGAGAAGAAGATGATTAAATTCATTAAGGTCTTACTTGTGTTGATAGGTCTAGCATTGGTTGGATTTATTGGCTATAAAGCAATTATGTATAAACTTGATCCGAGCAAGCAGTTGGTCATGAACTGTTAGAAGGGTTTCGATTGCCTAGTTTGAAAAACGCATTGTATTTTCATGCTACACATATTAACCCAAAATGGAATCGAGAACGAGTAGCGGTTATTGCCGGTCATGTATTTTACAAATAAAGGAAAATTATGCAAGTTAGTTTAAGAGATTTGGTTAATCTTAAAAAGATGCGAGATAGTCTTACTGAGAACATCGGACATCTTAGTGCAGAAACACTTGGATGGATTGGTGTTATTCTAGTACATTTGGCTACTATTCCAACGTTGGTTGCCATTCTGACTGGATTAACCGAAAAGTTGCCGCCAGTTGATATGATTGCTCTAATGTGGTTGGGCTTGTTCACATTCTTTGTCCGAAGTGTAATTGCTAAAGATCTTCTGAATATTATCACTATTGGTTTTGGATTCTTTGTTCAAGCTATGTTGATGGCATTAATCATCTTTAAGTGAGCAAAATAGGCGATAAATACTAGTCTATGAAGATTACATTAGCAGATAAATTTATCGCATACCTTGCGTTACTTAGTGGATTGACTATATCTGCTGTGGCCATTTGGTATAGCGTAGCAGGTCTAGTTAGCATATTTGCGGCCGCAGTTGTGCCTATTATTGTAATGGGTGTAGTACTGGAAATTAGTAAACTAATTGCCACAGTATGGCTCAAGCTCAATTGGTCACGTGCTCCTGTGTTCATAAGAACATACTTGCTAGTGTCTATTGCCATCTTAATGGTCATTACTAGTATGGGTATCTTTGGATTCCTAAGTAAAGCACACAGTGATGCCGGTCTAGTCTCAGGCGATGTACAGGCTAAGATTTCAGTCTATGATGAAAAGATTAAGACAGCAAAGGACAATATAGATGCAAACCGTAAAGCTCTTAAACAAATGGACGAAGCTGTGGACCAAGTCATGGCAAGAAGCAGTTCAGAAACGGGTGCGGATAAGGCAGTTGCTATTAGACGTGCCCAGCAGAAAGAACGTGCCCGACTTCAATCTGAGATCGCAGCCGAACAGAAAGCTATTACCGCTCTTAGCGAAGAACGTGCGCCAATCGCAGCTGAAGTACGAAAGGTCGAGGCCGAAGTCGGTCCGATAAAATATATTGCTAACTTTATCTACGGTGATAACCCAGATGCTAATGTATTGGAAAAAGCAGTCACTTGGGTTATCATTATTATTGTAGTAGTATTTGATCCATTGGCAGTTATCTTATTACTAGCTAGCCAATATAGTTTCCAATGGTTCCGTAAGGCAAAAGAGGATGAGGAACTATTACATACTACTGTACCTTTGTATGTTGCAGATGTTGGTGAAAAGCCACCTGAAGAAGAAAAGATTCCAGAACCTGATGTTATTCTTCCCAAAGAACCTATGAAGTTTAATGATCCAGGTGAACATCCTAACGATCATTTAGAAACAGAACTTGTAGAGCCTGAGCCAGTTGTAGAGAAAACAATACTGGAACAACATCCTTACTTAAATCAGCCGTTCGAACATTTTAAAAATTTAACACCAATGGTTTATAAACCTGAACCAGTTGTTGAAGAAGTTGTTGAAGAAAAAGCTGATCCACTAGCTCAATGGAACAAGATGATCGAGGCCGCTGAAGAAGAAGTCGCCAAAGAAAAAACAGCAGAAGAAATTCTTGACGAAGGTCTGAATACACCGACATTCCAATTGATTCCGGAATTACAAGAAGAACTGAAAAAGACCGAATGGCCTACTGATCCAGAAAAAGGTGATCGTTGTACGATGTTCCTTGATGGTGATAATCGAAACTTTATTTTTAACGGTACTGTTTGGATTGATGCCGATAAATCAGATCAAACATCGGTAGCTGTATTAGATGAATCAAAAAAAAAAGATCAACTACATGATCAAGGAACAGGATCA